GCTTTGGAGTTGGAACACTAACCGGAGGCGCGGTTTCTACAGCCGAGCGTTTATTAGGCTCTGATCAAGATCGAGGTACAGTCCCCCCAGTCGCGCCAGAGGACATTCCTAATCTACCTGCGTTACCCCAAGGGCCAGCCCAAGATGTTGGTCCTAGCGCGACTCAGGACCCCTACAGGACACCTCCAAGCGTTGGCCCTGTTGATCCTTCTAGACGCCAATTCTTACAAAACGTGGGTGATATCGCTACTGTAGCTGCAACTACACCTACTGATCTACTCCCGAACCTTGCCGAAGCCGCTCCTGCTGCCGTTGAGACTGCCGCCCCTGTTGTTCAAAAACTTAGCATGGATTATCTCAACCTTCCGATGCCGACCGATTACGTGTTCGACATCAATGGTAAGACTCTATATGCTATGACACCTGATCATATCGATATAGAACAAGGAGAAACCTTTGTTCAATTCACCGATGAAATGGGTGGAGATAATTTACCAGGTGGAGTTCCTGATACTGTAGACATCAAACCATATTTAGACCCTGTAGAAGATATATCCCAAAGAGATATAGACAAAGCGGTTGCTAGAGCTATTCAAGATACTTTCGTACACGAGGGTGACGAATTCTTTTTGGGTGATGTAAGACGTTATTACGACGAGGCAGGAAACAACGCTGAGCATGCAGATCCGTTTGAAATACGGCGGATGGAAGCTCAAAACGATCCTGAAGGTATATTTGACGAAGTTATGCTTCAACGTGAGGCACGACGTTTAGGCACAAACAGAGATGATAAACGGTTGGGTGGTTACTCTAGGTTTGAGACAAAACCAACAGAGCCAAGGTTGGGTGGTACGCCAGAAACAACAGAGCCTAGAGTTCAGAAGAGACCAATACTCAGAGATCCTACAGAACTAGAGGATTCAGACTTCGATCCAAGTGCTGTAGAAGAACTAGCTAGAGACAAAGAAGTCACTGAGGCTATTCCACGTTTACCTGTTCTAGACAGAAAATTATCTGAAGCAAGAGATAGACTCAAATCTTTGGAGGCTGGAAATCCTCCCCCAGGGTTTGAAGATGACTATACTCAAGAAGAGATAGAAGAAGATATTAGGATAGAAAAAAATAATATAGCTGCTTTAGAAAAAGAAAGGCGTATTAAACAGGAAGAGCCACTTGAAGGAGAAGTTAAAGAAGTTGATGATAAACCTGCGGTAGACGCTGCAGCCCCAACAGGGCCAAGAGTAGATGCTGAAATAGATCCTAACGCTAAAAGGGTAAACAAAACAAAGAAGGTGAAGGGAAGAACCTACCGGTTTTATGGAGCTGAACACCTCCCCGGCGTAGATATAAACCGGATTATAAATAAGGTAGATCTAAAAGGTAGAGGAAAAGATGTTATAGATGTAGCTTTCCTTTATGTTCCAGCATCTGGAAGACCAGCTATTGAAAGCGTCGCTGATTCCTTTATTCAGGGACTAGGAACAGTTTTTGGTAGAGCCCAGGGACAAGCCAGTGGAAAATACAAGATAGCTATTAACCTTGCTAGATTCGACAAAGACGGCATAACTGAGGTTTTAGTTACTCAAGCTGATCGTTTAGGAATCTCAGTAGAAGAGCTAATGAAACGCATTGGTAATGAGAATCTTCAAGAATATGCTATTAGAACTACGTTACAACACGAAATTACCCATGTAAATCATTTTATTTGGGAAAACGCGCTGCTTGGAGAATCCGGAGCCCCCTCGTTTTCAAACTCAAAAAGACTTCAAAAATGGAGACGTGATCTTTATAAAACATACAGGCAAGAACTCCTAGACTTTATGGAGAAGGACGACAAGGCTTATCATCGAATTGGCCTTGGTATGGAAGTAGACAGCAATCAAGAAGCTGTAACATTTCTTGATAACCTTATGCGCGAAGCTTCTAAGCCTACCGCATCCTCCGGAACAAGATTTGACGCATCCAGAAGGATGTGGTCTGTATTATCTGAGCTGCTAGCTTACCAGAGCGATTCTAAAAACATAGAAACTTGGACTACTAAATTCAAAAGAGTTGTCAAGATGCTGCTTGCAAAGGTTGGCATCAACGTAGGAAAAGACGATCTAAACGATTTGATGGATGATCTGTATGCTACAGGAAATATCAGACAGAACTTAAAACCGGTTAGGGTATTAAAGGAAGGCCCAATACTTTCTGAAGAGGCCAAAACAGAAGAAGCCGCTAGAGAAGTTAGAGCTAGGATGGAAGGCAGGGACTTAGAAGTTGGAACCCCAATTCGCCCGGCTAAGTTTAGCTCAACTAACGAAATCTTACGTAAAAACAACGTATCTGAAAAAGTTATATCAGATATATCTAAAACTCTTTCTTTAGAAGAGCGGGAATTACCAATATCTGATGTAGCTCCTACTCTAGAAACCGTCTTTGATCTGCCTTACAACCCAGTAGATTTAGCTGGTAGATTATCTGATCTAGCTAAAGAGGATAAAGACGAGTATTCCAGGTTAATCGCTATGATAGAAACTAGCGACAGACTATTTAATCTGGATATGGAGTTGTACGAGGGTAGAGAGGACATTAATACTGGTAACGCAATTTCTGATTTAGAAAGCGAGATAGTAGATATACTCGGCCCAGTGGATCAAACAGAGGCAATTCCTCCTGACTTCGACGAAGATGCTTGGGTTCAAGCTTGGTCAGAACCGAAAGATCCTAAAAAGAAAAAGAACTATACTGAACAGTTCGAAGATGTTATGAACAACCAGGCTGGTAACACAGAAACACCTGGTTACACTTCTCCTCTTAGTCAAGAACTCGATAGATCCGATGATGCAGCGCAGAGGGAATACACCGGTGCTGATTCAGTATCTAGACCTAAAGCTCGCGAAAGAACGATGCTCAGGAATACATTCCAGCATCTATACAGCAGGGCTGCTCAAACCGTAAGACGTCATTCTGGAGCTAGTAAAACCGCTGGCTTAATAGCGGATATGATCCTGCGCGCTCCTCACGTTAAGCTGAGAGAGAAAGAGACTAAGGCAGGTCGCGACTATGTACAGAAAAAGTCTATGGCCATGGGAGAGTTTAGGCTAGACATACAGCGCGCTCTGGATGAGCTGACAAACAGGGGTGGTGTCATTCCTAAGAAGGTTAACGACCAGCTCGTTGACTACTTCATGAATGGTACCATGCCACGAAATGGTCGAGTAGCCGCGGCTGCTGCACAACTTGATTCTGCGGTAGAGAAGTTATATGCCTGGTCTGACAGGGTCGGTAAGAAGCATACTGAAGACTTTTCTCTAAGGCCTGTTGACGGTGGCAAACTACCAAGAGTATACGACACTGATAAGGTTGCTTCTCCAGAAGGTCGTAAAAAGCTTATGGATCTGCTTGAGGGTATTGGCATTGTCAACGATCCAGCTAATGATAAATACGATGCTACCGATGTGTACAACATCATATTAAATAGCGGCGGGTTTGTCTCTGGCGACTTCACTCAAGAGGCTAGAAAGACAGGTATCGAGGGGATGCAAGACCAGAGGGAATTGTTTGACAGAATAGAAAGAGAAATACCCAGAGATCAGTTAGGAGATTTACTACTGACTGACTATCAAGCTATCATTCCTAGGTTTGTTGACAAAGCTGTAGAGAAAACCGTTTATGCTGAATTGTTCGGACACAAGAACGAGCACTTAATCGAGCTTAAAAACAAAGTCAGGGAAGAGGTAGAGCAACATAACAGAGATTCCGATACTTATATCGAAGTCGATTATGTTATGAAGAGTATTGACAACATGATGGATATCATCCACCATAGATACAAAGTCAATATGATACCTACTAGAGGAAGGAAGTTTATTCAGGCAACCATGAATGCAACTACTATGGCAAGCTTGACTCTGGTATCTCTCGCATCTATGCCTGAGTTCTTTACCGCTACAGCTCTTGGTAGCAAGAATCCCGCTAAGTTTGCTACAAACATTATGGGTGCAGCAACATACTCTGCTCTTAAAGGTTTGAACGGTATGAATAAGCTGCTTACCGGCAGGGTAATGAAGGGTTACTTCGATCCTAAAACCAAGGTTGGCAAGCGAGCTAAATTCCTGCGAGAGTTAGGCTTGTACGATATCTCTAGCTTAGGTGAGGCAGCAGCACAGAGGTATGTTGGTCCTAGCTTCATTAAAGCAGGTGTTGGATCTACTGGTAACTCATTAGGTGTACGAGCACTTTACCGACTGTATGGTCTTGGCAACCTAGAGAAAGGTAGATTCAGAGCGCGTCAAGGCAGGGCACTGATGAACATGGATACGTATTTTGAAATAAATATGTTGACAACCATGACTCAGATGCAGCAGATGATGGCATTGAAGAACCTTGAGCAGAATATAGTATCTGATGCGAAAGCTTTGTCTAAAGCCTCTAAAGGCAAGGGCATGAAGCTGAAATCAACCATCGCCCAGATTAAAACCAATCTCAAAGGTTACGGACTATCCGATAGCGAGATCAATGAGCTTGTTAGATGGTATGACGCTGGTCATAGAAACCTGTGGGATGTGCCTGGTGAATTCAAACTGGATTTGGCTGGACCAGCGCATAGGTTTGTTCAGACAGTTATCACACTACCAAGCGAAGGTAGCTTGCCAGTTATATTCAGGAACCCAGCCTTCGCTCCATTCCTTCTATTTAAATCGTTTATCACAACGTTTGGCAATACGTTTATAAACACTATAGCACAACGGTTGAGGTTTGCTGAGGGTACTGGCATGTCTAAGAAGTACCAGCAAAGCAAGCAAATAGCTGGACTTATGGGTACTGCTGCCGCCATGTATGGAGCGGTTCAGTTCGCTCAAGCTATTGGATACCTGATTAAATACGGAGAAGATGACGATCCTTGGGAAGAGAAGATTGGTGACTTCAGTAAGTTCCTACAAGACTTTGAAAGAACTGGTTTATTTGGGCCGTTAGGTTCTCTGATGGTTCAGATTGCTACACCAAACTATTGGTCTTGGTCAGGTAAAGACCCGTATGACGACCTTATGGATTATGTTGTAGGCCCGGTTGGAAGGCAGGCTAGAAACATAGGCAAAACTGGTGTTGCAATAGCTACTGGAAAAGATTTAGATCTGGAAGGTAGACTTGCTAAAGCTGTGCCGCTAACTAAATCAGCACCGATAAGAGAAGCTATAGGTGCAGAGCCGTATTACACAAAGACCGATAAAGGTAAGATGATTCGCCGCAAAACTCTCGAAAAGAGAGAAGAGAAAAAAGCGGCTAAAGCAGAAGCTAAACGAAAAACAATACTTGATTCAATACCTAGTGAAGCTTCTAGGAAGTTAGGCTTATCTAAGAGTTATATCGTCAATATGTCTAAGAAAGAATTAGACCAGTATATCAAAAGAAAAACTGGCGTAGACGTTGACGGTAGAAAATCTAAATTAGGTATGCTTGAAGAGATGTTAGAAAAACAATAATAGATCGGGGCTCGCTTATGAACGCGTCCCCTCCCTGCGCTAGTAATCTGTCGAGTCCCCGATCACCTTCATCATTGTTACATGCTTTTTCACATATTTAACCTCGTTAAATCCATTTTTCTTTAATTCTTTTGCGGCTCCTAATCTAGCTTGACTAATTATCATTTTGCAACCCAAAAAATTAGCAAATGATGATATATCTTCAATACAGTTTTGAGCGTATTTTTTTAGGTTAGATCCTGCGACAATGTTTATGTAAAATATTCTGTTTGTTTTGGAACATATGCATAAAAACTCGAAACCCTTGCTTATGAAACAATAAACAGCCCCGCATTTTAACAGTTCGATCCAGTGATCTGTATTATCTATTTGAGGATCGCTAGTATTATCAAGAGCTTTATCCAGCATAGGTCTTATCTTGTATTCAAGAAGCCCTATATCTTTAGCAGGTATAGCAATCATTCTGAAGTAAGTCTAACTGTTCTTATACATCCAACCGGAATAGCAGTTACTGAATAATATTCTTCTTCTGATACGGTCGATGCTATCTTAAGAACATCTGCATCGTTATGTACTATCCAACCAACTTGCTTGACAAGCTTAGTATTTACAGTTTCTTTAGTTTCCCATCCTGCATCTGAAACCGTATCTATCCACTCCACAAAAACCAGCTTACCCATGAAGTCGTTATCTATTTGAGTCACGGCTGCAAACCTCTTTGATTATTTCTTTGTCTCGTTCTTCTGGCGTAGGAAAAGGGCCCTTGCAACATAAATACGTTTTTTTAGAGTCGGCTAGAAGGAACCAATGGCGTTTACCACTTTCGTCATCAACGCGAAAACGTTCGCAACGGTAATCAGTTCCTTCTATCCTTCCATGGTTAAAGGCAGAGCCCTTATGCCATATTATATTTCGCATTTATCGCCCGTGCATGCTAATTCTTGCATACCTGTTGTATTGTCTTGGTTTTCTTGCAGCTTACCCCAATCAATTTCTTTTGGCAATACTTCCATATACTCTTCGTATCTATCTTTGTCACAATCCTCGTAAGGAGCCGCTTCATATATATGACCTTCGTCAGCGCTGGGTAAGAAGCTGACTCCACTCATTATATCGAAGTTGTTCCATACCCAGGCACCTACTTCTGGCCACTGGCTTTCACCAACATAACACGTCATGCTTGGTTTATGCTCACACCATGCTAAAGCGAACTTCTTCCATAGGCCCAATTGTTCTAGAGGGCCAACTTCTTTCCTCGTTATAGCATTTTTTGGTGCCTTGTGCGGAAACTCGAAAACCCATGCGCTATCGTTATATGGATCAGTCATATACGGGATACCAACATCTATAAGAACCTGCGACAGAGGATCCTTTTTATCGTTTCTGACACGGCGAATGTAGAAGTCATTATAACGAGGATGAATACCGCTAGCAGAATTAGTGAGCTGAGAAACGGTACCAGAAGGCTTAACGCAAGTAACGGCAGCAGATGGGTTAATACCAATCTTCTTTGCCCAGATTCTATTCGTCTTGACAGCATGTTCGCGTAATTCCTCTAGCTGCTTTGGTGTGCTTTCTAAAAGGTACGGACAATCATATATACCAGTCAGGCTGACTCCCAATAATGCTTCCTCTTCAGTGTTGTGTTTCCATCTACTAGACAAATAGCGAAAATTAGTTAAGGATGCCTGAAGAGTTCCCAAGATTGTAGCGATCTCGATCTTTTCCATAAGCGTAGCTTTTGTATCATTGTATCTTGCTACCACCTCCGAAAGATTGCAGAACTGATTAGGACGAAGTACTATTTCGGAGCATGGATTCGTCCCGAACTCGTGATCAGTATCTCTCCTTTCTGGAGAAAGCTTCTTACAGGCTTGTCGGTTGAATATACCTCTCTCACCGCTTCTAGAGTCGTATATAGCTAACCACTCTTTCATGAACGCACCTACATCTGGCTTTTCAGTATAGCAGATAGAGTTGTTAGAGAGACCTCTCTGAGGGTTGTCAACAAACCATTGACCCATCTTTGCGTTTCTCATTCTCTCATCAGAGTGATTGCTGAGGGAGATCTCAGCTGTGCGTCTGACCCCGCCAACAACTACAGCTTCACCAATGTAGTTCATAAGGTCGTGGCATTCTATAGACGTAAGCTTTCTACCAGCCGCATTACGGAATATCTCTACAGTAACCTTGAATAATCTATTCAGTGGCTCTGGTCCAGAAGCTCTACCGCCGAATGTAACTAAGGGTGATCCAGAGGGTCTGATCTTTGACATATCCCACGATGGGATTGTCCCGCTATATAACATAGAAATCAGTTCTTTGTATGCTGATGCCCAACCTACTTTACTGTCTCTAACGGTTATAACCGTATTAGTATTGTGGAATGATTCAGCAACCTCTGGAAGCTCAGCAATATACTGTCGCTCAACTGAAAAACCTACGCCCACCCCGCACATAAGAATGTACAGGGTTTCATCAAAAGCTCTAGGCTTGTTGACTGGCAGATAAGAGCAGTTATATCCTGCAACGTGATCCTTTTCTAAAGCTTTACCAGCTGTCATTAATGCTCTCATAGAGGGCATAACATCGAGGTTCAATACTGCTGTAGCCGCTTTAGGCGGAATCTTGATATCCAGGTATTCTTCAAAGAAGTTGAAATATCTCCCGACAGTCTCTGGCCAAGACTCTCTTCTGTCTAGATCTGGTTTGTATCTAGCGTACCTGCTTTTGTGAATATATTGTTGGTAACTATCCATTAAGATCTTTCCAATGCTCTGAGGATGTCCAGGGTTCTTCTATTTCAGACATATACTCTGGATATCTTCTCTTTTGTGTTTGTTTAGATAGGCGCCAGATGCAATTCCTAGATTGCTGAGGAAACAACGGTGCGAAGATATTAGACACAAGATTGCTGTCGTAATATTTCTTTAGTTTGTCCATCAACTCTAGTTCTTCTTCTGTCATAAACGGTTTAATATCTTTCTGGGATGCAAACGTTCCATATACTTCCTCGATATTAAAGCCTATTTTCTCTATTGCTACGCCTAAAGCTTCGTGACGCATTTCATTTACGTGGTTTGCCGCAGCCCCAACCTTTGGATCCCAATTAGGTGTGCTAACAAAAGCGACAGCATTAGGATCTTGATCATGTAAGAATGCATAAATCTTTTTCAGCATTCTTAATGCATGCTCTGGTTCAATGTGCTCCAGCACTTCAAAACAAGTAATAACGTTTGGTGCTACTTCAAATGCGTCGTAAGTTAAGTCGCAGACATCCTTATTACTGAATAACGAAGTAGGTTTCCAGCTTGCCTTATCAAACATATCAGGCATCTCAAGCTTAGAAACATCTACTGCTATATATGATTTAGGAGTTGTTCTGTTAACGTACAGGGTTTTGGCCAATGCAAGTTCTTTGCCAGGGCCAATGTCTAATACATTAGCTTGTTCCCATCTCCGCTTTTGCCTGAGGTACATACACACGTGACTCCACCTAAAGCAATGTGCGATGTAGTCACGGTGTATAAGACCTCGTTCTTCTGCTTTGTCTAACGATAAATAAGTCTTATCGATAGATCTACCATGTTTATTTGCCATTAGAACGGTATGTCATCATCAAGGGGTGAAAACGTAGGAGCAGAACCAGAGCCTTCTCCTTGACCAATAAGCTGCAGATCTTTTAAGGAACATGTAACACCCTTGTTAGTGCCTGCCACAAAAGGCCTGAACACAATATGAGCCCTGCAGATAGATCCGCCGCGAACATCTCCTTGCTCAATCGCTTCTCCAGCCCTATCAACTACACGAGGCTGATACTTGGTTTTAGCTTTCAAGACCCACATGTTTGTAGACCATTCTTTACCCATTTCGTCACCATCTTTTATGGGCGAGTACCAGTTCTTAGCTGAAGCAACTTTTTCGTCGTTGTTCTTAGCTTTTTCGATAGCTGATTCAATATGGTCCTTAGCTTCACCATCTTTGTCGAAGCACATAGTGATAGAATACATACCTGTATCTTGATCCTGAAATTTTTCAGTCTCCTCCAAATGGGGAAACATACAATTGAACTTCTCAGTTTCAAAGAAAACATTTACATTTGCTCCCTTACTCATTTCTTGCTATTCTCCTTAGCATATTGTGGACAAAACTGCTTTACGTTGCAGTACATCTTACATCTCATGCTATAACCAGGTCTATCTTCTAGATATAACTCGTCTTGGTCTTTCTGCATGATTATGAAATCGTTTGCGTCATCCTTGGTATCAAAAAGCTTGACAGCTCTAGTCTTACCCTTCTTCATGACGGCGAACTTATCTTCGCTTTGCCATTTCTCTTCTTTGGTACAAATCTTATTATCCCAGAAATGACGCTGTATCCGCTTACTGATGTATTCTTTCCTGTCTTTCTTTTTCCATAGATCGATAGGTACAATGGTTAACGGATCTTGAGGGTAGTTAGCGCTATTAGACGCGGCCTTCTGAGACCAGTCCTTAGCGAAAGCTACAATAAACAACCGTTCCACGCCCCACCCTGATTCATTCATTAGGTCGGCCAGTACATTTAACTGCTGCTCCCAGGCCGGTTTAACTCCATGCATCAAGGCATAAGCGGAAACGGTCTTTATATCGTATATAGCGTTTTCACCAATGTCGTATACGTCTACTTGGCCACTGACCATGTATTTATCGTATTCTTGGTGAAATCTTTTTTCAACTAGCGTCTTAGAATTAGACATGTTTGCTAGTTCACAAACGGAATGAACCGCGCTACCCCAAACAGCCCACACGCGGTCTGAAACATCTTCAGATATTTCGTTTCTATTCTCTTTTCTAAGAGATAGAATTTGTGGTGAGTCTATTAGCTGAGTAACGCTGATGTCAGATTTTTTGGGTCCAGTAGTATATGGGTTGTACTGAAGCATATTGCACAACCATTCGGGATAGAATTTTTTATTTGTATACGTTCCCACGAAGCTCTCCAAAGAAATAAAAAAATAATTATATCACACCCAACAGTCCCGAAGTAAGTCTAATTTAGTCTGGAACTATTGGACATAAGCTCTTGAAATCCTTAGCTCTTAATACGACATAACCATCTTCAAACTTCATGTGACGCTCGTGAAGATATACAATCGGACTCCTATCTTCCGCTTCCCGAATAGCTTGACCCATCGCTGAATGAAGCCAATCAGGTAGGGTCTTTCTGTGTTTTACTTCAATAGACAACTGAGGGTGTTCTACATCCCTACGACTCTCCCCATTACAACCCGTCCTAACTCCACCAAACAGTTTTGCTGCTTGTCTTTCTACGTTTTTCCAGTTACTGGTTCTCATTCAATGCTCCATCAAATGGCGTATGTTTGTTTCCAACGTATTTTTCAAAGAACTCTTGCTCTGACGTGCCGTAATCATGGAAGCGCATACTTTGCTCTCCATAATCTAAACCGCACATAGGTTCAAAACCTCCGTGTCTATTCTTGAAACATTCTAAAGCCGCTTGAGGAGCTGATGGAGGATTCCCTGACTCCCTTGACTTTTCTTCTATCTTGTTTCTGTGTACCATAAACCCAGCATCAACTAAGTCAGTTAATTCTGAGGCTCCCTTAATATCATACTTACTACCACGCTTGGTCTCATCATCTGGTTTTCTAACGTGAGCAACAAGATGAATACATAACCCAGTATCTCTACATACGTTAGCCAACACGTTAGCAAAGTTTTTCTGAGCAAGGTAGATATTACGCTGTTCAGACCCTAGATTAACCTTCATTAACGAGTCTATGACAAACTGTGTTACACCTAATTCCTCTTGTGCGTATCTAGCCGCTGCAATTAGCTGCTTAGCTCCACAATCTACTTCGCGAGTGTATATCCACATCTTGTTATGCAACCATAACCAAGCTTCTTCAGCATCTATTGGATCAGGATATATATCACCAGTGATCTGTCTTGCTAATCTCTCTAGCTGGTAGACTGGTGCAAGCTCAGGTGACCAAAACAGGACCTTTTCATCTCGTGTAGAATATTCGCCAGTCATGAGATATAACATAACTTGTTGAACTACAAGACTTTTTCCGTGCCCGTTCATGCCAGCCCAGATAGTCAGGGTATTTGGCAAGATCCTGAAATCTATATCCCAAGGTAAACGCCCTCCTGGCTTAGAATCTTTGTTGCTTAAATGCTCTAATGCTTCTTCAACGAACACAACAGGTGACTGAACGTAAGATTTCTCTACGCCATCAGCATATTTATTTACTTGCTCATCGTCTAACTCGAGCTTTGTAGCTATCTCTCTAGCTCTTCTGTAATCAACCATTAAAATTACTCCAAAACGTTTCTTTCTTTTTCAATGGTTGAGATTCCCAAACTCTAGTTTCAAGATATTTTCTTAAACCTGGTACCCACTTACCATCGTCATTAGTCCATTGCTCTGATTCTTTGCGTTGCTCTATATCTTCAACGATAAGGTCAACAATAGCTTCGTCTCCAAACTCACGCCACGTCTTAGTATCGCGAGCGATGGTGTTACGTCTATGCTCAGGATATACAGACCACACACGCATGAATGCAGACTTGTCACTATTCTTTTTATTATTTATATTCTTTGTGTCAGCTACGCTGCTGACTAGCTGGTCAGACGCGTTGCTCTCTACCTGCTGACTAGCTACGCTGCTCTTCACGTACTGCGCATGAGCGTCAGCCGATTCGCAAATGGTATACAAAGATGTTGTACCAGCTCTAGGTGTTATATCTATATAGCCGAAAGACTTTAGATCCTGCATGTAGTTCTGGATACTACCCTTGGTATACATAGGCATCATTGCCTGTAAAGCTTCCAAGTGTATTGGTCTAGTATTAGTCGTTCTATGGTTGCGCCAAGCTAATACAGACATAAGGCATCGGAGTTGTCCAACCTTTAATCGTCCGTCTCCGATGATCGTTGCGGGGAAGATACCGTATCGATGGTCGATAGGTAACTGGGAAAGATCATTTCCTTTATCCATCTAGGTGTGTCCTGGTCGTTTTTAGTTAATTCAAATGCAGCAATATATTTTATTACCCAGTTTGGGCATTTACCTTTTTTTAATTCAAGCATCATCATGCAATCTTTGTAATGCTCGTAAAACAAATCGAAATGAACGCCCATCTTAAAGAATACGCTACCTGGTATCTCGCTGAAGTCGTTTATCATTCTCTCTTCTTGTATGTAACACCACTCAGGCAGCTCGTTCCCAACCTGTGCTTCCAAATCCTCCGGTTGATCGCTCTGATTCTTGTTCATAAAGCTCCTCTAAATCACATTCTTCTGTTTGAACACCAGACACTGGCATAAGCAAGAACTGCATTATTTTCATATCTGGAGTAATGAATACATCTTTCTTTGACACGTTTATCAGGTGAATATGTATCTCGCCCTGGTATCCTGAGTCTATTACGCAGGCTCCTGCTATAACGCCAAGCGTTGTACATACACCTGATTTATTGAAGGCTATTAAAGCCCAACCTTGTGGTATGTTTACCTTGATTCCGCTAGGTATCTTGATAGAATTGTTAGGCGATACCTTTGTAATAGTAAATTCTGAAGGTACAAAAAAGTCTATACCCGCATCAAGTGAGTGGGCTCTCATCGGGGGAATCACCTTCCTCACCCGTGAAAATCTTAAGTTGGTCATCATCAATTTCCTCTACTGCTATAGAATATCCGTGTTCTTCGTCTTGCAACTCCATATTGTCTGACAATGTTTTCTCTGCAAAAGAAAGAACTGCTAACAAAAAGTGAAGAACAGGTTTACTTGATGTACTGACTTTTACCTGGTATATCATCTGTCTTTTCTCTCCTGATTCCGTTCCAATAATCTTCGAGGCCTTGTAAGTAACCGCAGGCATCTACCAGATTATCTCGTTTATGTTGAAAGCTTTCGCGAGACATCTTTAATGCTACTAACATTTTGTACATATCTTCTAAGGGTAGCTCTCTACCAGTCATTCCGATAAATATCAGTCTGGCTCGAGCCATGCTCTCTGAAAACTCTCCGTAGTTCTCGTGGTTTGTGGATCGTTCCACAACTATTTCCCTTGCTTCGTCTAAGATTGGTTTCTCTAGGTCTGTCATAAGATTGCTCCCTTTATGTTATCTCGAATGAAAAGATCTTTTTTGCGTTCCATATCTGATACGGTATCTGTTGGTTTGTAACCATATTTTTCCACGAAAGCATCATCGTAAATAGCATTGGTATTTAATTCCCAACGCTCCCCGTCATAATCAGACATGTCAAAGTAACGAAACATTAATGCCCAGTGTCTTTTGTATATATGCAAAGAACCTAAGTTAAATGTCAACGTTCCAAGCTCTGGATATCTGTATTCCAAGCCTTCTAATCTTTCTTTCAGATAATTCAGCATCATCTGCTGGAACATAGAGGCACAGAATATGTCATTACATAAA